GTGATGCGTGAAGTCCAAGAAACTGAAAAGGTTACCTGATGGCACTCACGACTTATGCGGAGCTGAAGACCTCGGTTGGCGACTGGCTCAACCGCACTGATTTGGCGACTGCAATTTCAGATTTTGTCAGCTTGGCAGAGGCTCAAATTGAGCGCCAGTTGCGTACACGCCAAATGATTGTGCGTGCCAATGCGACATTTGCGGCGGCGGCTGAATATGGCACAGTGCCTGATGACTTCTTGGAAGTCAAAGCCATCAAGATCAATACCAATCCAGTCACAAACCTCACATTCCAAACCATTGACGCAATGGACTCTCTGTCGAATACGACATATTTGTCCAGTGGCAAGCCTTTGTACTTCAGCGTGGTTGGAGGTCAATTTAGACTGTTACCAATTCCTGATGGTGAGTACACCGCTGAGCTGGTCTATTACGCAAAGTTGTCTAAGTTATCAGATACAAACACCACCAACTGGCTGCTGACTCAAGCGCCTGATGTGTATTTGTATGGTTCACTCTTACAGGCTGCGCCATACTTGCAAGACGATGCGAGAATCTCTGTATGGTCATCGCTGTATCAGGCAGGACTAGATCAGTTGCAGATTGCAGATGATCGTGGTTCTACATCAGGCGGTGCGATCTTGGCTAGAGCAAGGACATTTGGATGATAGTTACCACCACCAAAGGCGAGATGGATGACTCATTGCTTGAAAAGCGTGAGGGGTCTGTTGAAAACGATACCGAGACAACAAGCTGGGTAGAGTATTGGCTTGATGGTGAGATGGTGCATCGATCTGTCCACATGGCGCTCAAGCGTGGCGTTTTTGCTGATGGCATCAGCCAACAAATTTAAGGGATAAATCATGGCCAATACACAAGCAATGTGTACCAGTTTCAAGGGCGAGCTGCTTGTCGGCCACCATAACTTTGGCACTGGCGTTGTACGCGCTGCCACTACAGCAGACACTTTCAAGGCTGCCTTGTACTTGGCAAGCGCCACTGTTAATGCCACCACCACAGCCTACAGCTCCACAGGTGAGGTGACAGGCACAGGATACACCGCAGGCGGCGTCACAGTGACATTTGGCACAGCTCCAAGCACCAGTGGCACTACAGCCTTTGTGACTCCCAGCGCCAGCATTAGCTACTCTGCTGTCACCCTATCTACAGCCTTTGACGCAGTCCTGATATACAACTCGACTCAGTCAAACAAGGCAGTCAGCGTCCACACATTTGGCAGTCAGACAGTGACTGCTGGAACATTTACGCTGACCATGCCGACAAATGATGCAAGCACTGGCCTGATCAGGCTGGCTTAAAGCAGGGGCAGCAACATGGCTGCATACGGCACAGGCTATTACGGCAGGGGCGTCTACGGCATAGGCAATGTCGTAATCAGCGGCAACCAGGCGACTGGTGCTGTTGGAAATCTATTAGAAGATATATCAGTCCAAGAGAATGGGAACATTGCCACAGGTAATGTTGGCACTGTTGGATTAACTATATCCATTGCCATTACAGGCAATGCAGCCACTTGTGCTGTTGGATCGGTTCTAGCAGAGTCAACCAATGCGGTTACAGGCAATGCGTCAACCTTGGCGGTTGGCAGCGTCACTCAGTCTGCTTCAATTGACTTAGTTGGTAATTCTGCGACTGGTGCGGTTGGATCGGTTGGCGTCACAAGCACCACATCTGTCAGTGGTAATGTAGCTGCTGGTGCTGTTGGCACGATGTTGGCCGAGGTTATATCGTTCCAAGACATCACAGGCGTTGAGGGAGCTGGCGCTGTTGACTCTGTTGGATTGACCATTGAGGTTGCGATCATTGGCGTTGAGTCTGTTGGCTCAGTTGGCACAATGATTGGCTTTGGATGGGGTGCAATTCCCGATACATCAGAGACTTGGACGCCTGAGTCAGATACGACAGAGAGCTGGACGCCAGTTGCGAATTCAACTGAGAGCTGGACACCAGTTTCAGACACATCAGAAAGTTGGACTGATTTGTCGGACAATTCAATCACTTGGCAAGAGGCCGCATAGGAGTTTTCAGCATGGCAGATACCACCACCACAAACCTATTATTGACAAAGCCCGAGGTTGGCGCGTCAACAGACACTTGGGGTACAAAGATCAATACCGACTTAGACAGCTTGGACGCTGTCTTTGCTGCTGCTGGTACAGGTACATCAGTTGGCTTGAACATTGGATCAGGCAAGAAACTAAAGCTGGTTGGCGATGTCATTGATACCAACGGCAATGAGCTGCTGAAAGTGACTGCAACGGCATCTGCTGTGAATGAGTTGACTTTGGCTAATGCGGCTACTGGTGCAGCGCCTGTTTTGTCGGCTACTGGCGGCGACACAAACATCAGTATTGTTCTTACACCTAAAGGCACTGGCGGCGTGGGGATTGGTACTGCCTCGCCATCAAATTTACTCCATGTATCTCAAGCATCTACCAACTTTCAAGTTCGTGTAACTTCAACAAGTGCGGCCAACTTTAGTGCGGCACGTTTTTACAATGATGCTGGAAATGCTTTAGATGTTGGTATGTCTGGCTCAACCGCAACGTATGGCGCAAATCTTGGAATGATTGGAACTGCTACCAATAATTCGCTTTCGTTTAAGACAAACGATACAGAGCGTGGTCGTATCGACACCAGCGGTAACTTGCTTGTGAACACCACAAGCACACTCCAAAATGGATTATTTAGTGTTTTGGCTAAAGCGGGTGGCACTGGAATTGGTGTACAAGTTTCGACCAATGGAAATTATGGACTTTCATTTGGTAATGCCTCTGGAACAAATGTTGGGCGCATTCAAATAGATTCGGGCGCAACGCAATTTGTAACAACATCTGACTACCGCTTAAAAAATAGTATTTCCCCTATGACTGGCGCACTGGCAAAAGTGGCTTTGCTTAAACCCTGTACTTACAAGTGGAACGAAGACAATTCTGATGCAGAAGGTTTCATTGCCCATGAATTAGCTGAAGTCTGCCCTCAAGCAGTAAGCGGTGAAAAAGATGCAGTAGACGCTAATGGGAACATAATTTCTCAAGGCATAGATACCAGCTTTTTGGTAGCCACACTGACAGCCGCCATTCAAGAACAACAAGCCCTCATCACAGCCCTGACAGCACGAATCACAGCATTGGAAGCAAATAATGGATAACCAACAAATCTTCAATGTGGTATTCAGCATTGCTGGATTTTTGGCGGTCTATGTGATCAACAACTTAACTAGACAAATACAAAAGCTAGAAGACAAGGTTAACGACCTACCTCATAGTTATGTGCAAAAGGATGACTACCGATCTGACATTGCTGAGATCAAGGCCATCTTGAAGCAGATTTTTGACAAACTGGACAGCAAGCAAGACAAGTGATGTGGACCCATTCACCGCCGCCCTGGCTGCTATTAGTGCAATAAAGACAGGCGTTGCGCTTTATAAGGACATAAAGCAAACAGGCGGTGAGTTGGCAAAGATCACAAAAGAGATTTCGGGTTTCATAGGTCAGTTTTTTGAGGCGCATGAAGAAGTAAAGAAAGAAGCAGAAGAGCAAAAGCGCAATCCTCCAAAAACAAAATCTCTCAAGGCACAGGCTCTTGACAATGTCTTCAACCAAATCGAATTGGAAAGGCAGTCAGTTGAGTTAAGAGAATTCCTAATCTATCAAGTTGACCCAGCCTTGGGTGCGGTTTGGTCAAGGTTTGAGGAAGAGTACGCAAGACTCAATGAGGAGCAAGAAAAGGAAAGGCTAGAGCAGGAAGCAAAGGACAGGGTGGTGGCATGGCAACGAAGAAAAATGCTAAACCAACTACAAGACAGGGCGCTAATAATAGCGGCAGTGATGATCGTTTTTATATACCTCCAGCTTCTGTTTCTAGCAATCCACCGAATGAAAGTAGTGAGATGGGATTCATAATTGCATTCATCTCAATGGTTGTTGTCTTTGCGCTGCTGTTGCCGATAATTGGCTCCATGTACTTGGATATCCTTGAAACGAAGAGAGAAACAAAACAACAACAAGAGCAAGTTAAACGATTGATAAATAAGGTGGAGAAAAAGGAATGATTCCAATTGTTGCGTCACTGCTTGGCACATTAGCCCAAAACGGCTTGGGTTTACTCTCCAGCGCAATACAGGCCAAGGGTAAAGAGGTAGTGGAGAACACGCTTGGGGTCAAGATTCCAGACGCACCTACCCCCGAAGATGTTAGCAAACTTAGACAGCTTCAGTTTGACCATGAAGAAAATTTATTGGCGCTTGGAATTGAAAAGGCAAAGCTAGAGCTGGCCGAGCTTGATCTGCTGGCAAAGGCAGCTCAGTCTGACGCTGACAACATTACAGATCGCTGGCAGGCTGATATGTCCAGCGACAGTTGGCTATCCAAGAATATCCGTCCCATGAGCCTTATAGCGATCTTTCTAGGCTACTTCTTGTTTGCCATGATGTCTGCCTATGGATACAACGCAAATGAGTCCTACGTCACTCTGCTGGGCAATTGGGGTATGTTGATCATGGGCGCATACTTTGGCGGCAGAACAATTGAAAAACTTGCTGATATGAGGAAGAAATGAGCTTAAACACCGAACAGGCTGCATTCCTGCTGGATATG